TGGTGAATCAGTTTTTGATGTAATAAAGAAACCATTTGAAGGAAAATAAATGCAAATTGGTCCTGTAGCCCTTAAAATTCGTTTGGCAGAAACCCGCTTCGGAAATAATGTATTTGGAGCGGCTGAATTAGCGATGGCTTTAGAATACACATTAAAACAGGATTGTGCCTTTGTTGTACAAGTAAGCGAGACGGCAACTAATAATAATCTGGATGGTGGTATTAGCCAAGTAATTTCAGAAAAATTTGCCGTAATGGTTGCTCTTAATAATGGGGAATCTGAAAAAGGGAAAACCGGAGTAATTGCATTTGATAAATTAGCAGAAGCAAGAGCCCAGATTTTTAAGGCAATATTGGGGTGGCAAATTACCGGGGCAGAAAGCCTTGTTGAATATGCCGGTGGTAAAGTAGCAGGAATCAATAGGGCTTATCTTTGGTATCAATTTGAATTTACTGTTGATACAAGAATTGATGATGATGATGGCGTTGGCATTGGGGTAGATACAGAGGACCTTGGCTATTTTGATACATTATATGCTCAATGGGTACTAACACCAAGCCTAAATGCAACAGCCGTTGAGGGGGCAAGTGCTTTGCCTGTAACAACCATTGATCCAGATATGACTTCGATTATAGATTTTACAAAAAATAAAGATGTTGATGGCCCATTTGGGGCAGGATTTGGAATAAAATTTGATACATTTAAACCATAAAAAGGGGCCGTTATGAAGAAATATACAGCTTTTTTAATCCCGATGCACGATCTTATTGTTCGCGATCCAGTGACTAAAAAAATTATGTTAAAAACTGGAGAAGAAAAAGTAATGGTTGGCAAGGATGGCCGATATTGGAAGCGGAGAATAAGTGATGGCTCGGTTAAGATATTAGAAACAAAAAAGATTAAACAAACTATACGACAGAAACATATAAAAAGGGAGAATGACTAATGGCTATTTCGGTTTATCAGATTAGAAATAAAATCAATGATAAATCTTATATAGGCATTTCTGTTGATGTTGAAAAAAGATGGAAAGACCATAAGTCTTGGGCGGGTAGGCCTGTAATACAAAGTGCCATAAGAAAATATGGAGAATCCTTTTTTGATTTTTCAGTATTGGAAGAAACGGAAACGTGGGGGCAGGCTTGTGAAAAAGAAAAACAATATATTTCTAATTTTAAAACAAAGGCTCCTTATGGGTACAACCTAACTGATGGTGGAGATGGTTTCCTTGGTGGTAAGGCGTGGAACAAAGGCCTTCCTATGTCTGATGAAGTTAAAAAGAAACTATCTAAGGCTGTAAAAAAATATCATCAAAATAATGAAAATTCATTTAAAGGAAAAGTTCATTCTGCCGAATCAAAAGCCAGGATATCTGAATCATGTAAAGAGGCAATGACAGAAGAGCGTAGAAAGAAAATATCCGAAGGGCAAAAGGGGAGAAAGCTATCAAAAGAAACAATAGCCAAAATGAGCAATAAAATTCCTTGGAATAAAGGAATTCCTATGGCAGATAAAAGCAAAAAGATATTGTCTGACGCCTGTAAAGGCAAAAACATGGGGAAGCAAAACCCTTTTTATGGACAAAAACATACTGATGAAACTAAAAAGAAAATTGCCGCAATACATAAGGGGAATTCTTATAATTTGGGGAGAAAATTTTCCGAAGAACATAAAAGAAAATTATCGGCGGCTAAAATGGGGAATAAAAACCGGCTGGGCGGCAACAAACATTTAGAAAACAATATAAAGACAACCTCAATTAAAGAAGGAGAATGCTAATGGCGATTTCATTTAACAATATTAGTCCAAATGTTCGAACTCCAGGCGCCTACGTCGAGATTGACAACTCAAGGGCGTTACAGGGGTTAATTCAGAACCCTCATAAAGTTTTGATCCTTGGCCAATTGGCAGAAGGGCTAACAACTCCAACCCCGACGGCAACCCATGATGCCCTGTATGCTATCACAAGGGATAATCTTGCGGATGGTTTTTTTGGCATGGGTTCGGTTTTGGCCAGAATGTGCAATACTTTTAAAGACAACAACCCTAATACCGAATTATATGCCATGGCAATCGGATCTGGTATTGCTGGCACAGCGGCGGAGACAAAGATTGATGTCGGCGGGGCTGTTTATTCCACCGGGGTTTCTTGCAATGGTACTTGGTATTTAATGATTAATGGTGAAAGTGTAGACGTTGCCATCACCTCTGGGATGACTCCGGAATCAATTGCAACAGATACGGTCGCTGCTATTAATTCAAATTCGAACTTACCGGTTACTGCCGCTGTTAATGGAACGAGTGCAGGTCGGGTTGATATAAGTGCGGTATGCTCTGGCACACTTGGTAATTATATTAATATTCGTGAAAATTTTTACGATTATCAATCCACCCCGCTTGATTTTGTTTCTGGCTCTGTTGGCCCGTTGACAATAGGATCTGGCGGAATAGCCTCAAGGATTTTCTTTTCCGTAATGCAGGGCGGGGCAACTGATCCCGACCTCGGCGATGCATGGGCAGTAATTGAGGGTGAGCAGTTTCATTATGTCATTCAGCCTTTTATTAATGCTCCGAATTTAACCGAGATTGAAGATGAAATGGCAGATCGTTTCTTGCCTTTGGAAGATCTTCAAGGCCATGCTTTTACTGCTGTTCGCGGAGATCAGGCATCTTGTACAACGCTTGGTAATACTCGAAATTCGCCACACAATACAATTGTTGGCACTTATGATTCCCCGACGTGCCCGGAAGAATGGGCTGCTGCATGGGGCGCTGTTTGTGCATGGAATCTCAATAATGACCCGGCAAGGCCGCTGCATACATTGAAGCTCAAGGGTATATTGGCTCCACCTATTGAAAATAGATTTACTCGGGCGGAACGGGACATCCTGCTTTATGACGGGATTGCCACATGGACCACTGATTCATCTGCGGCTGTTCTGATTGAGCGATCTATTACAACGTATCAGACAAATTCCTTTGGGTTTGCCGATTCGTCATATCTGGATATCCAGACTTTGGCGACGCTGGGAGAGATCCGGTATCAGTACAAAGCACGGTGTCTTAACCGCTTCATTCAGCCAAGATTTAAGCTTGCGGATGACACATTTCCGGCGCAGCCTGGCAGCAAGGTTTGTCGGCCGAAAGATGTCAAGGCGGAAACGATTGCCTTGTTCACGCTTTTGCGCGATAAGGGACTAATCGAAAACCTTGACGAATTTATTGATAACCTTGTCGTGGAAAGAGATACAACGGATCGGAATCGCGTAAACGTACTTTTACCTTGCGACGTCATAAATCAGTTTTTGATACTTGCAGGAAACGTGCAGTTTATTCTGTGATATCAATATGTTAAAAGAGGAAGGTAAAGAGGTAAATATTTTTACCTTTCTCTTGATTTTTGTATGTTTTTATTATATAATAATAATATGAAATCAAAATTTAAAAGAAAGAAATTATTTATTGTTTATCAAATGCATTGCAAAGCAAACAATAAATATTATATAGGAATTTCTAATAATTTTAATAATAGAATTTTAGATCATTGGAAAGAAGCTCGGTGTGGAGGACAAACTGTTTTAAACAGAACTATTAGAAAATATAATAAGAAGTCTTTTGTTGTTTCTAAAATCGATAGTGCCAATACCTGGGAAGAGGTTTGTCAATTAGAAAAATATTATATTAAGAAGGGTAAAACAAAAGTACCAAATGGTATGAATATGACTGATGGCGGAGAAGGGGTTCTGGGGCTAAAACATTCTGAAAAAACCTTAAAACAAATGCAAATTAAACAACAAAATAGAGAAAAGCAGCCATTCCAAAATCAGAAACATACACAAAAAACAAAAGACAAGATATCAAAGGCACATACGGGAAAAAGAATTGGTGATCTAAACCCAATGTTTGGCAAAAAATGCCCTGAACAATCTGAATGGATGAAGAAAAACAACCCAATGTATAATCCAATTACATTGGCGAAAACCGTTAAAGCAAATACTGGGCAAAAGCGAACAAAAGGTTTTTGTAAATCTCAATCTGATAAAAATTCAGGGCAGAAAAATGCGATGGCCAAACTAACAGAAGAAATTGTTCTTGAAATTAGAAAATTATATGACAGCGGGACAGATCAACCACAATTGGCAAAAAGATTTAATGTAACGCAACCAAATATTCATTGTATTGTAAAAAGAAAAAGTTGGGCACATATATAACCATAATAAAGCTTGATTTTTTAACAAAAAAGTTATATACTAAATAAAATTTAAAAAGTATTACGACGGACATTCGGCAACCATCAGCAGGCCTCCCGTCACGCAGGTTAAAATTATCTGCGGGGCGTGAGGCTTTTTTATTTTAATATGGAGCGACATCAGAAGTAAGGAGAAATAACATGGCGAAGATAACTGGCAGGATAGAAGTTCTGCTAAATGGAAATTTGATGCTTAACAAAGCAGGTGCAGTGGCAAACGGTATTGGCATATCCGGCGAGCCGAATTTTGAGCTTGAACAAATCATGGGTGATTCTGGGCCTCATGGGTTTATTGAGAAACCGGTACCCGCTACATGCGAAGTAACTGTAACAGATCGCGATGATATTTCCTTATCTGATATTGCCAGGATTCGAGAAGATGGCACTGTTATTTTCAGAGCAGCCAATGGAGGGAAAGTCTATACGATGGAAGGGGCAACATGTATGCGGAACTTCACTGTCACCGGCGGTGAAGGCGAGACTCCAATTACGTTTATTGGCGGTTTTTGGACGGAAACCGTGAGCGCTACTTAATTTAAAGGATAAATTATGAGTGAAAAAGAAAAAATAATTAAGCTCAAATATTCAATTCCAATCCCTGGTAAAGATGGGGAAATAATTATGACAAATGAATTGAAGATTGGGCGATTAAAGGCAAAGCATTTAAAGCTTTTGCCTGATAGCTTTATGGATAGCAATGGGCAATTGTCGCCTGGGGATATGATCCCGTTAATTGCTGGGCTTGCAAATATTCCCGAATCTACTGCTGATGAAATTGATATGGAAGATATGACGGAGGTAGCAGAAGCGTTGCAAAGTTTTTTAGGGCAATCCCTGGAAACTGGGAAGAAATAATTTGGGGGATTGGATATATTTTTAAAATCCCTCCCTCCGATATTTGGGAAATGGATATGAAAGAATTATTGTTTTGGGATAAAGGCGCGGGGCAGATAGCAAAATGGAAAGAGAGGAAATAAATGGCAGGTAAAACTTTCGATCTTTCTGTTATTTTTCGGGTCCTAGATAAAGCATCTGGGCCTATAAAAAAAGTTACCAAAAACTTTAAACAATTGGGGGATACTGCTAAAAAAGCTGGCAAAAAAATGAAAGAAGTTGGTAGAGATATGTCTATGAAAATGACTCTGCCGATTGTGGCTTTTGGTGCTCTTGCCATTAGGTCAGCAATAAGTTTTCAAAAATCAATGAATATGGTTGGGGCAGTTACCAAGGCAACAGGGGAACAGTTTATACAGTTAGAAAAATTAGCAAAAAATCTTGGGGCGACAACCCAATTTAGCGCCTCTGAAGCGGCAGAAGGTATGAAATTTTTAGGGATGGCAGGCTTAACAGTAACGGAAATAATGGGTGCCCTTCCAAGAACGCTTGAATTGGCCGCTTCTGCACAAATGGATCTTGGTACTGCTGCTGATATTGTAACTAATATTATGTCAGGTTATCGATTAGAAACAAAAGATCTTGCGATGGTTAACGATGTTTTGGTTAATGCTTTTACATCTTCAAATACTAATTTGCAGCAATTAGGGGAAGGAATGAAAGTTGTTGGCCCAGTTGCAAAAGGTTTGGAATTCAGATTTAATGAAACAGCAGCAGCATTAGGCATTCTTGCTAAAAATGCTTTTCAAGGAACATTAGGTGGTACTGGTTTACGACGGATAATGACAAACCTAATGTCTCCATCGAAAAAAGCCCAAAAGATGTTCGATCAACTTGGGATAAAAGTAAAAAATGCAGATGGAAGCTTAAAGGATATAACCGGGGTTCTTGGCGAATTTGAAGAAGCACAAAAACGAGGAGCAAAACAAGTTTGGTTAACCCAGGCAGCAATGGAAGCTTTTGGACAACGTGGTGGCCCTCAATTTATAGCTTTATTAGGGGCTGGTTCTAAAGAACTTAAAAAGTTTGAAAAAAATTTAGAAGAAACAGGAACAGCAGCTAAAGTTGCTGCCGCGCAAATGAAAGGTTTACCAGGAGCATTTTTGCTATTAAAATCTGCTTTTGAAGCAGTTCAATTGGCAATTATGGGCACCACTTTTGGTGATTTTATTGAAAAAATAGTCCGGGGCCTTTCTGCTTGGTTGCAAAAAATGGCAAAATTAAACCCTATATGGTTAAAATGGGCGGCAATTCTTGCTTCTGTTATAGCTTTAATCGGCCCTTTATTAATAGGCATCGGCCTTTTGGCTACTGGTATGGCAACACTTTCAGCGGTTTCTTTACCCGTTGCTCTTATTTCAGCGGCTATTCTTGTCCTTGTTGCCGCAATTGGAGCTGTAATATACTATTGGGATGATATGACAAAGAAAATGTCTACTAACCCTTTTGGATTTCTTATTGATTTGGTTTCCATGTTAACTCTTGGGATAATTCCTAATTTTGAAAAATGGCAATTTATAATGTCGTCTATATGGAATACAATTAAGGGGATTGGCAGTTCTGCCTTTAATCTAATCCCAGATTTTCTAAAAAAGAAAATGGGTATGGGTGGGGCAAGTGCCGGAGTTCCAGGTGGCAGCGGCGTTAAAGGATTAGCCGGGGCAGAAGGAAAATCACAAACAGATATAAATCTTAATGTATCATCTGATCAAGGATCAACAGTAACGGTTGAAAAAGTAAAAAAGAAATCTGGTGATGCAAATTTTAACTTGAATACTGTTGGCTATGCGGGGATGTATTAATGAAAGGTAATTTTAGAAGAAAAGGCACATCCCTTTTGTGTGCTTGCGGTTGTGGGGGACGAGTTAAACGGAGCAAGGATAAAAATGGATGGAATAAATTTATTCATGGGCATCATACTCGGGTTAATAATCCGATGGATAACTCCTCGTCCCGACAAAAAGTTTCCAATACATTATTGGGGCATAAGGTTTCTAAAAAAACTCGGGCTAAAATATCTAAAAAAAACAAAGGAAAACTTATTGGTATATTGCATCCTTTTTATGGGAAGAAACATACAGATGAAGCAAAAAGAAAAATATCTATTGCTGGCAAAAGGCTTACCCATACAGATGAAGCAAAAAGAAAAATATCAGAGACTGGTAAGGGAAAAATTATTTCTTTAGCCCAAAGAAGAAAAATTTCGAATACATTAACCGGTAGAAAAAGACCCGAAATATCTGGCTCCAATAATCCTAATTGGAGGAGTGGTATTTCATGTGAACCTTATTGTGATGTTTGGTTAGACAAGGATTATAAGCAATCAATAAGGGATAGAGATAATAATCAATGTCAAAATCCTGATTGCTGGGGCACTTCAAATAGAATCCATATTCACCACATAAACTATATTAAAAAGGATTGCACCCCTTA